AGAGAAAACCGTCTTGAACACCGCGTGGGACAGGTTCGCCCCGTCATCGAAGAACGTCAACCCCACAGTGATGTTGAAGTCGGCGAGGAGCAGCTGCCGGGCGATCGCCGACATCCCCAGTGTGGTGATGTCCTGCACCCCGCGCGGCGTGGCGAACTGCAACGTCGACACCGCAGTGGTCAGGACCTGCGCCGCCGACGACGCGTCATCGACGGTCAACGCGAACGGAAAACCGGGTTCAGCAGACATGATCTAGCCTCTCTTGTGCGCTTCGGCCAGGGTGAGCTGATGCTCCCCGAAGGAATCGAGCCACGAACGGATACTGAGGGCCTGCACCCCCGCGCCGCGCGGGTCACCGCGCCAGTCCCCGCCACGGATCTGCGTAACCGGGGCCCGGTCCGCGACGACCCGATGCCGTTCGAAGCAGGTCTGGCCGGCTGGGAAGTGGAACGTCACCAGGTGCCCGGCCAGCGTGAACGTGTGCGCCCGCCCCGACTTGTCCCGCACCCAGTTCGCCTGCCGCACCCCGTCAACGGTGGACAGGTCCATCACCGACCGCCACCCGTTCCTGTGCCGGACGCAGTCAACCTCGGCGCACGTCGCCGGCCGAAGGAACGGCTTCACCTGGTACGTCTTGTACGCCTCCGGCCCGGCCGCGGGGGCGAGACGGTTTACGGGCCGGGTGATCATTGGTGGCCGCCGGCTTCGTAGCGGACGAAGTTGACGCCGAACGTCGCCGACGAGAACGTGCCGGAGGATACGAACCGGAGATAGCGGCGGACGGTGGCGGTCGAGGTAGGTCCGGCGGACACTCGCTGCGAGCCGACCGCCGACGCGGCAGAGAACGTCGCGGATGCCAGGTCAAGCCATGCGGAGTCGTTCGCACTGTCCTGGACTTTGATTGTGACGCTGGTGCCGGTGAACGCGAACACGTGCAGGTACATGGCCCAGCCGAACGCCGTCGACACGATCCCCGTATCCACGCTCGTGCCGTTGGCGCCGGACGTGTGGGTTTGCTTCCCCACCGTCAGGAGCTGCCCCCACTCGAGGCCGTAGCCGTTCGCGACCGCATTCACCTGCAGGGTGAACGACCCGTCGATCGGCCGGTTCCCGTCGTAGCCAATCTGCTTACCGATCATCGACGCGGCCGGGGCGCCCAGCGTCGTCCCGCGGCAGTACTGAACCGCCCGGTCAGTCCGGGGCAGACCCTTGTACACGGTGTGTGCCTGGTCGGCGCCGACACCCGGGTTCCAGTACGACAGGAAGTCGATAGCCCCGTCATGGAGCAGCCCGATCCGGGCGTGCGCGGACTGGTTGATCGCGGTGGTGTCCTGCGTTGTCAGCGGGCAAGCGATCCGCGACAGCGCCCCGGTGTCACCAGACACGTCGAGGCCATCAATCCACAGCGCGTCACCCATGCCACTCTGAGCCGTCATGGCGTCAGCACCCACCTGTCATTGATCAGTAGCGGAATCATCAGGCGTTCAACCCGGTACACCTTGTCGCCCATTTCGAGATAGCCCGGCGTCGCCTCCAGCGCGGCGCCGTCGGAGCCGAACACATCCACACAGCGGACCAGACCGCCGAGAGTGAACTGTGCGCACAACCGCTCCAAGTAGCCGGCCGACGCCTTCGTCAGCGCCACGTCGAGGTTCTCCGGCGGGTCCGCGTGCATCGGTAGGTAGATCTGCCCGTCGATCTGCCAGCGCAGCGACACACTGTTCAACCCCGACGACCGGATCGGAGTCTTCGGGCCGGAGATCAGCGACAGAGTCAGACCGTTCGCCGGCGTCCCCCGCGGTTCGTACCGCAGCGTGTTGACGAACAGACCGGACGCTAGGCCGATGTCGTACAGCTTCGCCAGGATGGCGTTCGGGTCGAGGGAGGCGGTCATCGCATCCGCTCCAAGAACGGCCGGAACACCCCGGCTGCGATCGTCGGTGCCCGGCCGCGGAGCTCTTGCGTGATCCGCCGGTAGGTGAAATAGCCCTTAAATCGGGTCGTCTTGTTACGCGACCCAATTCCTTCCAACCAGAAACCGTATGCAGTCGCGTCCTGATCCCAGATGATCCAGCCCGGCGGGGCCTGCTCGGCGATGTTCTGCAGCCGGTAGAACGGGGTTTGCACCCGGAACACGGCATCCATCCGCGACCGGATCATCGACGCACCCAGCACGGCGACGGCTTTCTCCGCGGCCTTCGCCCCGTCCCGGCCGGCGTTCTGTGCCCGCTGGTCGAACAACGGCCCAGACGCGGTGATCGTCACGCCCATGTCAGGCCACCCCGATCCGGCCCTTACGGCCGTACGACGTGTACAGCGACTCGACCGCCGCGGCGATACCCGCCGTCACACCCGTGCCACCCGACGCCCGCCGGTTGTCACCAGCACCCGACAGGCGGCCGTAGGCGGACTTGGCCTGCTCGGCGTAGTTCTCCGCCAACGCCAGCGCGGTGTCCGACACCGACGACGGCGGCAGGTTCCGGGCCAGCGCCGCCGCGATCAGATGCTGCGCCGCGGTCGTGCCGGCCGCGCCGCGCCGGATCTGGCACAGCCGCGGCGCGTACACCACATCGGCGGCGGCGTGAGCGGCCAGGACGGACGCGTTCTGTGCCCGCTTCACAATCAGGTTGTTCCCGGCGACGTCCTCGACATACATGCGTTCGGCGCCGACCAGGATCATTTCCCCGGCGTTGACCAGCGCCCCCGACGAGACGGGGATCGTGGTGGCCGACGACTCCGCGGCGACGGTGCCGGTCACGGTGGCCGTCGTCGTCACCAGGGATTTGTCGAGGACGATGACCCGTTCCGAGTCGACCGTGACCAGGTCACCGACCCCCACGGCGGCGGAGTTCGTCACCGTCATCTGCACCGCGCCGGCCGTCGCGATCGCCGCGGCCAGCGCGCCGGCGTCGGTGGTCGCACCGGAGCCGCCGAAATCCCCGGTCAGGACGTTCCCCCGCGGCAGCGCCGACCACGTTCGCGCGGCGCCCGAGTACAGGCGCAGGGCGGTGTAGGGGGCGTGGTCACCGTCGAGGTAGTAGTCGGCGCCTGCGGTGAGGGTGTCACCGTCGGCAACGACCGACGTCAGGGACACCACCTCGAGGTCGCGGGTGTTCAGCCACAACACCTCGCCGGACACGTGGTACGGCTCCGGATAGCGGACGCCTGTGATCGGGTAGAACCGGCGGTGGCAGGTTCCTTCGATGTCACGGGCGGCGGACCTGCAGGCGTCGTCGATGACGGAGTTCAGCCGCGGCGCATCCGCCTGGTCGAGCGCTTTCTGCACCTTCTCACGGGTGCAGTACGCCACCTCATCAGGTGTCGCCACGGTTCCTCCGGTTGGTCTCGCGTTCTGGACCGCAGGCCGCCCGTAGGGGGCCGACGAAAGAGTGGTGCGTATTCAGTTATGCGAAAGCCCGGACCGCACGGGGGCACGGTCCGGGCCTTCGGCTGTAGTTGAGGCTACGCCCTGCGGGCCGGGTTGACGATCTTCCGTTCAGGCCAAGACCAGCCATCCGCCGGACACACCCGGCGGTCACCGACCTGCTCGAGGCCCTCACCGTCGTTCGGGCAGTCCAGCGGCGGCCGCTCCAACCGACGGCGTGCCTCCGCCGCGTTGAACCGGCCGATCACGCCGAACGTGTCCCAGCCCAACATTAGGACCTGCGGCCCCGACGCGGCGCCGGGTCAGGCTCCGGTTCCGGCTCATGCACCGGCGGCGCGGGTGCTGGCGCGGGCCGGGACGAGTCCGAAACCTGCGCGCCGCCGCCCTCCACCCGGAACCCCTGGCGGCGGTACTGCTTCAACAGCCGCCGGTCGTCGTCGTCGGCGCAGCCGTCCGCCTCACGCCGCGACAGATCCTTGAAATGTTCCTGTGTCAGTTTCATCGGCTGTTCACCTTTCCTCGGGTCTGCGCCGGTCACGACAGGGCTACCCACCACGCCGTGTTCCCACCCGTCTGCGTCGTGAACGGATCCGGCAAGGCGGTGGTCAGGCCGGTGTTCGCCGTCGCGAAGTCGAACCCCGGCGCCGCCAGCCCGGCGTTACCGATCGCCGACGAAGAGTTCATCATCCGGGAGAACGTCGGCAGCGACGTCGCCGTGTTCGCATAAAACCCGACGTAATAGAACGCGTTGACCGTCACCGGCTGCGCCACCGTCAACGCCATCGACTTCAGGCCGCCGGACAGCCACGCCGTGGACTGATCCGCCGTCGCCGACATCAGCACCCCCGCGGCGGTGTACAGCCCGGCGAAACACTGCCCGACCGTCAACCCGACAGACGACGTCGACGCATGCATGACAATGTTCT